TCATTGTTTTACCAATTCTAAGACGTAGCGTCCTTTGTCAGCAAATCCTAAATTTCTAGTGTACTTAAAACCTGAAAATGTAGATTGCAAGTAACCTACCAACTCTTCAAGCGAACTAAACGACCATCCTGTCGTGTCGATCCAGTGGCCATTGACAGGCTGCTTTCCGTTTTCAACGAGTCTGGTCTCTATGATTATTCTATTGCAAGACTCCACTATCTTCTTTGCGTTTACTTCTGGCTGTCTGGTGTGATGAAAAACCGAGAACAGCATGATGGTGTCGTATTTGTCTAATTTTTCGACATAATCCAAATCCATGCAGGAGTATTCGATGTCTTTTCCTATGATGTTGGAAACCATCTTTGCTCCGACGACAATGTGAGGATCGTTATCGACTCCCGTGACTTTGCAACCTCTGTCGTGTAGATACTCACACAGGAGACCTGCATTACATCCTACGTCAAGTACTCTCTCTCCGTGAGAAAACGCTACAGTGTCCAAAATCTTGGAACGAGTGTCCAGACTTCTCGAACCAATCGCTACAACGTCTTTAGTCTGAATCGTGTGATATATTCCACTTTGGCTATTTGTCGTCTTTTGAAGCTTGAAGACCGACGTCTTAGAAAGATCTAATGCATCGTCTATAAAAATTCTCGGGAAATATTCTCTTGCGGCGCTTGGAAAGTGTCTTAACCAATTTCCAAAACCATATCGATCTTTGTCGTCTTTGTCACAAAAAGCAAAGAATTCTCTATTGGAAGAATCGGTCAAGTCTTTTGACAAATTGAGAGACTGATCGTAGTCTATCAAAACGCAAATTCCTGTGTTTGGGTTAAATCTGACATTTGACGGCTTTATGTCACCTTGATAGACGCCAAGTTTCTTCTGCTCTATTATCGACAAAGCTAAGTCAAACAGTGAGTAATTCTCATTGCTTTCACAATATTCTTCGATTATGTACTCCAAAGTCTCTGGTAGTTCTCTTCCTGTCTCTATCGCAAGGAAAGACTTGAGGACGATTCCGTGTTCATATACTTTGGGGCAAGACTGACATCCTCTGCTGTTGAGGTATGCCATGGTTTCGAACTCTTCTTTTAGTGTCTTTGCCTTCCTTGGATTTACTAGGATAGGAACTTTTAGGAGATATCTTCCGGTCGCGTCTATCGATGTGACTGTTTCTCTTCTGTCGTTCAAGAAGAACTTGTTAAAACTTAAACTATCAATGAGGCTCATAAGTCTGTTCCTTTCGCAAGAAGGACTCTGTTGGGTTGACCACTTGCAGTCAAGCCAAATTCCAAGACCATCTTCTCGTCTAGATGTCTTGACAGAAGATTTAAATCGTGAAAGCAACCGAACCTCTTGTCGTAGTCGTCAAAAGCCCAAATTGTGTTTTTGTGTGTTCTGGGAAGAATAGAAATGAAGTCTTCAACTACGGCATAGTGATCATGAGACCCATCTATCCAGCAAAAGTCTACTGTGTGGTCTAACTTGTCTCTTAGAGCGCTAGACATCTTCAGAGAATCTCCTAAGAAGAATTCTAGGTTCTTATATTCACCAAAGAGACTGTCTCTCTCGTCCTTTATGTCACATGTAAAGACTCTAGAGTCACTAAATACGTGAGAGAATATTATCGACTGCATTCCTTGAGCGGTACCGACTTCAACGAAGTTTCTCATAGAGAGTCCTTCTGAGATGGCGACGTCAGCGACGTGCACCAGCATTTCAGGCCTTTTCATGAGACCTTGAATTATGTCATTTCTCTTCTCTTCTTCAAAGATCATGCTATTGTTTAGCTTCTGATTCTGTACCGATAAGCTGACTCTGTTCCACAAAGAAGTACATGCCTCTCTGTGATCTTTATTCATGTTCTCAAAGGAATTGGCGCACTTCTCAAAAAAACTCATTACGACCTCTTCTTTACTTCATAAATGAAAATGGGTGCAAAAGGAGTACCACTGAACATAGTTCCGAGCATCGCGAGCTCTTTCGTAGTCACATTCTCAAGCTTAGCTCTTTTATCAAAGATGTTTGGATCAAGCTCTTCTCTGTCGTTTATCTTTACAGAGTCGTAGTACATTTGTGCAACAAGATTTGCAGCTTCGTTAGAAAGCGGTATCTCAGACTCTTGAAAAACTTCAACGATACAATTGAATATGTCTGCATAGATGGAGATGCAAGTTGATGAAGTCAGTTTACTTTCTTTGTGAACTTCTAGTTTTGAGACTAGAAGTTTGCTAAGTGATTCGTGGATCTGTTTCTTCATTTTACCTCACAGATAGACATGAGTGCCTCTGTATAGAGCGAGGCGACAAAGCCTATGTCAATATTAGACTGTATATCGTTCTTGTATGTTAGTTCAGGATTTAGCGGAGGTGGTCTATAAAGTTCCAATGGAGACATGTCCCACTCAATATCTTGTACAATCGTAGCATTCTGTCCTGCTACTTCTTTCGTTCCTCCCGATGAAGACACCACTATGTGACAACCGCTAGCTCTTGCATCGACGACGACATTTGGACAATGATCTAAAAATGCAAGGTGTAAGAAAACTTTTGATCTCTTGTACAGAGATATGCACTTATCCCATGGAAGATGTCCCGCATAGAGTATGCGAGAGTCTTTGACAATATAGTCTGGGTTTTCTCCTGCTACGACTAGACATGCATCTTTGGGAGCTTTCTCCAAAAAATATCTTACATTTTCCTTAAGACGCTTGTGAGGTCTCCAAGAAGATGAGCACGACCACACTTCAGAGAACTTATCAAGTTCTGCTGCCTGCATGGGAGATATTTTGTCGAGACACTTCATACATGTTCCATTGTTTATCACAACAGAATTCTTGGCAATACCGAAGTACTTCTCTGTCAACGTCTTATTGAATTGAGACTGAAATATTACGATATCAGACAGTTCATAAGACCTTCTTAGAGGCTCATTCAGTGCTTTCCAATCTTGTATTGTATTGAAATAAATGCCATCAAGCCTGAGTGCCAAGGGAGCTAATTTTCTGCTAGCAGCTATAAAAGAAAGCTGAACATCTGGTTCTTCTTCTACGAAACTGTGAAGTCTAAGATTTTCTATCTCTAGCTTTAAACGTTTACCAAAAGAATTCGGCCCCGACGAAGAATTCAAATTGACATTGTCTAAGAGTATCTTCACTTGACAAAACCTCGTTCTCTTATTCTCTCTGCAGACATTTTTTGTCTGTGTGACCTCTCGTTATTGAACACAAACTTATTGGTAAGATCAATGTTGTAATGGTAACCAAGAATAGGAACAAAATGTAACTTCTTTCCTTCTAGAAGAGACAGATGCATCATTGGAAGAAAAATAGCTTGATCACATGCAATCATAATGTATTCACCGTTGTCATCTCGAAAATTGGCATCTGGGACTTTCTTGAGTTGACCGCATCTAAAAGTTTTCAAATGACTAGATACCCATGGATGCTGATAGACAGTCTGCCCTGGTTTCAAGTTCATAGGACCAGATATGTTTTGCGTCGTGTAGCTCCACCTTTGTGCGGTCCATGCTACTGCAATGTCATCTTCTTGATAGACTTGGTTTAATACAAAAAGTAGGTCGTTCTCTGTCAACCAGTCTCCTCCATCAAGTCTGCAAACTACGTCTTCGTCGTCAATGTACTTGATAGAATTGAGAGTATTTCTAACTTCACCTTGCTTTGTTTCGTTGTCAACGAGAGTGAATTTTTCCCTGTTCTTTTTTGGAAGAGAGTCACAGATTTCTCTTACAAGATTTTCTGTGCCATCGGTCGACATGTCGTTTATTAGAACAGCTCTCCAGTTGTCATAACTCTGAGACAGCATGGAAAATATTGTTTTTTCTATGTCTTCTATACAATTGAAGTATGGAATTACGAAAACGAATTTATTGATCACGATTCTGCTTTCTTGAAAAGAAACAGCTGAGTCATGTAAGAAGGTTCATTCTTCTTCAACTTCACCCAAGGCGTGGGTTTATTGAAGTCTATTCTGTCATGAAAGATCCAACCACCCATTTCATTTTTCATCCTAGCAGCCATGTTTCTAATCTCGTCGTCACTGACGTCCGACCACTTCTTGTCGAAGAACTTGTTGTTTTCAGGAACATCTTCTTGCACTTGATTATAGAGACTAGTCCAATGTTTTGACCAGAAATTCTTGTATGTGTGAATCTTTCTCTCTAGATCGTACCAAGAATAGTGATAAACGCCTGGTACGTTCTCAACGACATTATTCATCCAATTTTCGTATGCCACTAGAGCATCCTTGTTCCCCATGAGAGCATGCCGGCGAGCATTCTCCACTTCATTGTTGTAAAAAGTAACATACGGAACGTTCTCTAGAGTATCGGAGTAGATGTAGTCGTCTCCGTCAGATCCAGCAGAGTACATCGTACCTTCAGCGTCAAATCTTCTATGACTTTTTGGAAGACCATGAGTTATCTTTGGATTATTTCTGCTGAGACGCCATTTCCATGGATTGACGTCGACTCTAATTTTGTCACTTCCACCCCAATACTCTATTACAGGAAGAGCTATGAGATCGACTCCTTTGGGGAAATTTTTTGCTAGATCTATTATCTTCAGTGCGTCGTCCTCATGGACAACTTCGTCAATGTCTACTTGCCAACAGAATTCTCCTGTGCACTTCTTTCTCGCTTCTGCTTTTTGCTGACCGTTGAAGAGAGCAAATCTCTTGTCATCCCAGTCTCTGGTGAACTGGAATGGTTTTACTCTTGGATCTATCGACTGTATCTCTAGAAGACGCTCCCATGTACCGTCTGTAGACCCTCCGTCTACAACTACAACTTCATTACAGAAAGCTAAGAGAGACTTAATAGACTGCTCCCAAGGATATTTCTGCTCTATGCAATTTCTGGTCTGTGTATAACCGCTTATTGTAGGTTTGTAGTCCATTATTTTACTAATTGCCTTCCAAAAAAGATCAGGTGTCGTCGACAGATAGTCTTCTATCAAAGATACGTCATCTGTCGAGAACCATTCTTCATCTTTATGTTGAACATGTTCATTTATGTGAAGCTTGCATCCAAGAAGTTTAGCTTCTATTACCATCCTTGGGCAAGTGTCTCCGCCCGATGGAAGATAGACAAATCCTTCCGATGTTGCCAGCTTGGCTAGCAATTTTTCATAGGGGACGTCCCAGACCACTTCATAATCTTTTTTGTTGACTTCACACCAATTCTTTGCCGACTCGAATCCTTTCACCCAGGACTGAGATCCTAAGACAATCCAGCCTTTTCTGTCCTCTATCTTCACTGTCTCTCTCAAGACTTTAAGCATTCCGAGAGTCTTCTTGGAAAAGACAGAAGACAGAACAATGTTGTCTTTTTCCGAGAGGAAAGGAAAGAGTGTGTGGTACTTTTCTTTCTGTTTCTCCGACATCCACCATAAAGCTTTTGAACCGTAGTAGAAAGCTGAAACTAACTTTCCATTCATTTGTTCGTGACAGTCGCATTTCTGACCGGTAGCGACTTCATGTTTTTCTGGGGACCTGAACTTGCAGTACTTGTAATCGTACTCTAGGATTGAATACTTTATGTTTGCAACGATGCTTGGTATCAGCTCTGGATTAAGTTGAGAAAAATTACCAAACAACCAGAACTTCCCTGCTCCTTGTGAGAGTGCTGCAAGGTTAACATTTCTTGAATGTAATTTCTGTATTTTGAAGGGTGACTCGGAGATTATTGACTCAGAGGTCATCTCTGCACCTCCTGCATAGTCTTCTACAAAAAGATCAGCTACAAAAATTACTTCTGCATTATCATCGATGACTTTGTTGGGATTAACGAACACACTGTCAGAAAAATTCATATCTTTTCATCTCTGGGTCTTTATTTAAGCTGAAATTACAGTTATCAGGAGAAATGTATATGAAGAAAAGAGTTGCTCGTACAGTTGCAAGGTCTTCTCCTGAGTCCAAAAGAACAAAGTCTTTTGAAGCGCTCGACGACATTCACAGCAAGATAGTCAATAGTTCAGCTCTCAACGGTGGGTTCGATACGCTGCTGTACAAGATAGACAAGATAGAGCAAAGTCAGGGACAACTGGTCAACAAAGTCGACAAAATACACGATGCGATCTACGATCCAAGTGAAGGTATATTCTCTCGTCTGAGTGAACATAAGATTGAGAATAACGAAAAGCTTAGCGAAATTTCTCAAGAACTAGTTGAGCTTCATGCCTGGAAGAAGCAAGTGGAAAAAGAAGAGCAGAAAGACGATGAAACTGTAGGTCAGGCTGTCAAAAAATTAAATCAGTTAGAGTCGTCTGTCGACGATCTGGTCAAGAACAAGAAAGACGTTTGGACTGTTGCCAAGTGGTTTCTGGCTGCGATAGGCGGAGGTTTAGTAACTCTTTTCTTCAAGTGGTTCGAGACAAAGTTGAAGTAGACTTGTTCATTTTCATACAAGGTACTTAAAATGAATCGTGGTCAACAAGGAAGAAGCTCTAAGGCAGGCTAAGAAATTTATAGCAGAAAATTTAGCTGTAATTCTAAGTTTAGACTGTACTAATAGTACTGCTAAGACTAGAAGAAGACTACAGCATCTTGCTTCTATAAGAAATGGGACTAAAGAAGTCCAGACAATCTATGAAATGGTTCTTACTGCTGCAATCAGAGCTGAAAAAGTTTCTCCTCAGTCAGGAGAGATTCTTCTGAAGATGTTTGTTGGAGAGTTTAACGGGCTGTCTACCGTTCTTCGAACAAAAAACGATGTACGTAATCATCTGAGAGCTCTCTCTCTTTCTCCTAAATGTCTAGGCATCTTAGAAGAGACTTTGGAACTCTGTACAGTTAATTCTAAAATATCTTTAGGCAAGTCTTCTTCAGATAATTCTTACATCGAAGTCTTCGAAGGCTATACCTTCAAAATTAAGCCTCTGCTTAAGTCTAACAATCTTGTATTCGAAAAACCAAAAGTTGCATGCATCGATGGTTTCATTGAAAATGTATCAGAATTGCATCATCTTCTCTTAGGACTCTCAGAGACAAAAAGTACCTGTCTATTGTTTGTCCGCGGTGCCTCAGATGAAGTGACTTACACGCTCAAGACAAACATAGATAGAGGAACTGTTTTTGCATATCCTTATGTAGTTCCCTACGACCTAGAAAATGTGAATACTCTCGTAGATATTGCTGTTGTATCTGGTACCGATGTTGTCTCTACGACAAAGGGAGAACTAATCAGTACAGTTACTCTTGACAAACTAGGATCGATCCAGTCGGCTGCATTCAAAGACGATATGATAACCATGAAGAACTTTACAGCACGCCGTGCTGTGCAAGAGCACGCAAAAAGACTCAAGAAAAATATGGAAGACAGACAAGAAGTGACAGAATACATGTCCAACAGACTTAAGTCTCTATCTTCAAGCAGTGTACAGATAAACTTGTCAGAAGACATAAACTTCTATTCCAATACTCAACAGCTAGATGAAGGAATTCGTCTTATATCTGCTTTTATCAGCAACACATACAGCCCTATCGACACAGCTAATTTTTTTTACGCTTCTGTGCAAAAAACGATAGAGAGTATGAGTTCTGTTTACTTTGAGTAGAAATTTTTTATCATTTGATCATGAATACAGTCGATAGAGTTACAAAAGAAGTCAAGATAGTTGTTGACAGTGCAAAAGATTCGACACTGTCGAACGTGATTAAGTACATCAGAGAAAACTCTTTGCAGTTGACTGACAATCAAGTCAGCGGCTTGATTAACCTTATAGGAATTTCGATAGATGAAGGTTATCAGAGGTCTGTAACGACATTTCAAAATTCCGTTAAGAAATTTGTGTAATGAGAGGGCAGCGTCATCTCCTGAAATGTAGGTGCGTTCTTCCACAATACAAAGGTGTAGTAAGTCCTCCTACACATCATTTCATTGTATTCTCTGTCGTCAACGACGACGACACTGTGAAGTCAAAGTTTGCCCAATGCAACAACTGTGGAATCATCCATAGAGTAACCGACATTTGCACGTCTGAGATCATGCCAGGAAAAGAAGCGATGAGTTCCATCGTCAAAGTTGAGGACATCAAACTTTCACTTCCGCCTAATCTAACTGATATACTCGAACGCAACAATTGCGACCTTGCCACCTGGGAACAAGCTCAGTTTATCCTCGAGGAAAAACAGTGGGGAAACTTCGTGATCCTAGCTCAAGAAGAAGAGTCTGGTACGAAGCAAGGGAAGTATGTTAGGATCATGAGTGAGACCTTCTTCAAAGTGGAGTCATTCTCCAGAGAAGAAGTCGCAGTACCATCGGAGTAAACATGTCAGAGATATACGGACAACTGGAGTCTGAGAAGCTGGCCGCAGACAATAAGGTGGCCCACGAGATAGTTCGTGAGATCAACCACTTCGGTATCAGTGACCGGCAACGATGGCTCATCATCTACTATCTCGGTCTAGAACTTGAGAATGTGGAAGAGATGAAGGAACTCACAGGTTTCGTGAAGGAGTTCAAGGGGTCAGACCTCTTCATCTCCAAGATCTACGGCGCAAACGAAGGAGATGAGTGATGGGAAGACAAGTTACAAACTCCGCGAGAGTTACCAGCAACAAGAGTAACAGCGATGAATCATCCACGACCATGGGCATCGCGATGGGAGATTCTCAACGCCTCGTGGTCCTCCATGGCGAAGTCAACGAGGCATCCATCTCGCTGGTTGTTGCCCAGTTGCTTCACCTCGCATCGCAAAACCACAAGCCCATCCACCTCGTGATCTCTACGTATGGCGGATCGGTGGACGAGATGTTCACACTATACGATACCATCAAGTTCCTCCCATGTCCAGTCCACACCATCGCGCTTGGAAAGGTGATGAGCGCAGGAGTACTTTTGCTCGCAACAGGGGCTAAGGGAAAGAGGATGATCGGTCGAAATGCTCGAGTGATGATCCATCCAATCTCCGGTGGAGTTGGTGGAAATGTTTTCGAGGTGATCAATGAGTCCAAGGAACACAAGCGCATGCAGGACCAGATGGTGGATGCTATCGTCCGTGAGACTAAGGGTTCTAAATCGGAAATCGAGAAGATCATGAAGTCAGGTCACGACTTCTACCTCCTTCCAGAGCAGGCTGTTAAGCTCGGGATCGTGGACAAGATCATCGGTGACTGACACCTGTGCAAACTGTACCTCACGTGGTATAATGTCAGGCCAACATGCCTAAACATGACTACGTGAGGTATTTTCCATTTGACCGTATCCGACCCGAACAACGAAAGGCGATCGAGTTCGCTCTCGATTCTTATGAGTCCGGCAAGAAGGCTGTTCTCCTAGAAATGGGAACGGGGACGGGAAAGTCCGCCACAGGCATCTGCATCGCCCGTTACATGGAGGCACACGCCCCTGTGATTAAGGATGAGGAGGGGATGCCTCTCACCGGTGCATATGTGATCACCACCCAGAAGATCCTCCAGGAACAGTACATGGATGACTTCGGGCCTCAATCCGGACGAAACCTCATCCGCACCATCAAGTCAGCATCCAACTACCGATGCAAGCACTACTCCGATAATTCTTGTTCTGAATCGAAGCGGTTGCTTCAGAAACTCGGTAAACAGGTGGCCGGAACGGACTTCGCGAAGACCTGCAAGAACGAGTGCACGTACTCTCTAGAAAAACAGGACTTTATCGAGTGTCCAATCTCCATCACGAATTTCTCCTATTTTCTGGCGGAGACCACGTACGCAGGAAAGTTAACTCCTCGAGCCCTCCTCGTGGTGGATGAGTGCCACAACACGGAAACGGAGCTGGGCAAGTTCATCGAGGTGAGTTTCTCTGAGAAGTTCGCTCGAGATGTTCTCAAGTGTAAGATACCGAAGCTGGACACCCAGGAGGCCGTTCTCGAGTGGGTGAAGGGCCCGTACCGCAAGGCAGTGAATAAGTACGTTAGAGAGTTGGAGAAGAACCTCGTGAGGCTCTCAGATTCTGAAGGCCAAGGTGAGTTCTCGAAGCAGTACGAGATGCTCGAGAAGCACACCGGTAAGATCGATCAATTCATCGAGGTATATAACCCAACCAATTGGGTGATGAATGTGGCCTATCCTCAGGAGGGCAACAGGAGAGGTGCTCGAAAGTTTGAGTTCAAACCTGTGGATCTGGGACCATACTCACAGAAGGTGTTCCTTCGATCTGGCGCTCGAACACTGATGATGAGTGCCACCGTTGTGGACCACGAGGTGTTCTGCAAATCCATCGGCCTAGATCCTGCCGATGTTGCCTACCTCCGCATCGGATCTCCCTTCCCGGTGGAGAATAGGCCGGCCCACTACATTCCTGTAGGTTCTATGGGCAGAGATGCCATCGATAAGACCCTTCCGGTGATGGCCGAGGCGGTCAAGATGATACTCGACAAACACCCGAATGAGAAGGGAATCATACACACGAGTAACTACAAGGTTGCCAAGTACCTCGTGGAGAACGTAAAGACCAACAGGTTCCTCACGCACGAGTCTGGCAACAGGGACGAAGTACTCAAGTTCCACGTGACTTGCACCGAACCTACTGTGCTCCTGTCTCCCTCAATGATGGAGGGAGTCGACCTCGCAGACGATGCCTCTCGTTTTCAGATACTCTGTAAGGTTCCTTTCCCATACCTGGGTGACCTCGTGATCAAGAAGAGGATGGAGAAGGACAAGATGTGGTACCCCTACACAACTGCCAAGTCAGTAATCCAGGCCTTCGGTCGATCCATCCGAAACGAGAAAGACCATGCGGTTTCCTACATTCTCGATGCTGACTGGGACAGGTTCTACTCTCGGAATCTCCACATGTTTCCACAAGAATTCAGGTCATCCTTCGTCAAATAGGTTTACTTTGTAGAAGGTAGCCATATATTCCTGAATCAGGAGGTCACATTAACAAATGAGTGATAACCCAATTGCATCGAAGTGGAATGAGTTGAAGGCCCTAGTTGAAGCTCTCGAGGCCGATGTTGCCAAGAACGCAAAGGGCGTTGCGGCTGCTGGTGTCCGTGCCCGCAAGGGTCTTCGACAGCTTCAGACGAGTGCCAAGGAGCTCGTCAAGCTCACGCTAGAATCTGATAAGTCTAAGAAAGAAGACAAGTGAAAAAGGTGAAGCTCCGTGAGGAGCTTCACCAGTTTTTGAGGTCAACATGAACATGAGAGCAAGATCAGTTGTATTAAGAGAAATAGCAAGACTAAATCTTGATCCAAAAGAAGCTTATGTGTCTGGAAAGAATGGATCTCTAGTTCCTAAGAAAGTATCTAAGAGTGAAGTTAAAGACGAAGCTAAGGGCAAGAAAAAAGAAAAGTCTGAAGATGTAGAAGCTCAATCAGAGTCGGACGCTAATGAACAATCTCCGCCTGAAGAGGTGGAGCCCATTGAGCAAAAGAAGCAGAAAGCTCCACCTCCCAAGAAGAAGAAGACTGCTACTGAATGAAGTTTCTAATCTTCTGGTAGATGTTTTTCTCAATCTGACAAATACGCATTCTCGTCAGGCCGTAGATCTTACCTATTTCATTTAGGGTTAAAGGTCCGGCCTGAGTCGTTATTATCATGCAGTTCTTTCCTTGAGCATGATCAAGCCACTGTTTGCAAGACTTTCTCTCGCACACGCAGTTGTATTTTTCTACTGCCTCAAAGCAAGTCTGGTTTATGATATTCAACTTTATTTTTTTCTCGTGTGTGTTGCTCATAGATCTGTGTATGATATTTTAGCAAGGAACAGCTTTTGTATAAGTTGCGACTGAAACCACATGAAGAAAACATACGTCCTTGACACCAACGTCCTCCTAAGCGACCCCAACTGCCTTAACAACTTCCAAGACAATGATCTAATCATTCCAATCCTCGTTCTGGAAGAACTGGACAAACACAAGGGGAGATCTGACGAAGTTGGTCGAGCCGCTCGAGAAGTCAACAGGATCCTCGACAAGATAAGCGAGTCTGGTTCACTCAAGGATGGTGTGTCTCTTCCTCCTGGAGGAACACTTAAGGTGATGTCATCTCCTACAGGATACAGTGCCCTCCTACCACCAGAGCTTGTCCTCGGGTCATCTGTGGACAACATGATTATTGGATTCGCCTTGATGCTCCGAAAGGAAGTACCAGAAGCAATCCTCGTGTCTAAGGACATCAATGTTCGTGTTAAGTGCTCCTCTCTTGGACTTGAAGCACAGGACTATCTGTCAAACAGGGCCACTGATTCTGCGGAACACCTCTACACAGGCGTGAAGGTTTTTACTGTTCCTTACGAGACGGTGGAGATGTTCTACTCTTCCCGCGAGTCGATCCACGTGAACAATGTTACTTCTGAAAAGCTATACCCAAACCAGATCGTAGTGATCAAGTGCGTGGACCCAGACGGAAACACCATCAAGTCTGCGATCGCCCGTGTCAAGGGCGACATGCTCCACCACCTCAGAAAAATCGATCAAGTCTTTGGTGTGAAACCAAGGAATAAAGAACAAACATTTTCTATCGAACTCCTGATGGATCCCAGCGTCAAGCTGGTGACCCTCACGGGCAAGGCAGGCTGTGGTAAGACCCTCATCGCCATCGCGGCCGGCCTCGAGCAGTTAGAGGCCATGGGCAACGAAGGACCATACCAGAAACTCATTGTGTCACGCCCGGTCCAGCCGGTCGGTCGAGATATCGGATTCCTTCCAGGCACTCTTGCCGAGAAGATGGAACCGTGGATCGCTCCCATCAGGGACAACCTCGAGTATCTCCTCAGCAGCAAGACTGGAAAGAAGGGTAACACACGCGGCAAGAAGCGAATGGATGAGCTTGCAGGAGGAAGCGGAACCTCGGGTCTCAGCAAGGATCCATTCCTCGAGTTAATGCAATCGAAGGGCCTCATCGAGGTGGAGGCCATCACCTTCATCAGAGGTCGATCCATCCCCAACGCCTTCATCATCATCGATGAGGCACAGAACCTCTCAATGCACGAATTAAAAACCATAGTAACTCGTGCAGGTGAAGGCACGAAGATCATACTCACAGGAGATGTGGAACAGATTGACAATAATCATGTCGATACATTCACAAATGGTCTCACACACGCTGTAGAGAAGTTTAAGGATCATGACATCTCTGGGCATGTCACTCTTTTGAAGGGTGAGAGAAGTGAACTTGCCACATTGGCTTCCAAGATTCTTTAGTGAGGTTACAACTTGACTCACTGCCATAATTTGTATTAGACGAAGAATGAGCGGAATCTTAGACAAAAAATCAAGAATAATAGATGCCATGCTGACTTCAGATGGCAGACGCCAGATGGCAGAAGGAACGTTTGAAATATCTTACGTTACTTTTACTGATTCTGGTGTATCGTATGAGCTTGATGCAGAGAACGGTCATCAAGATCCAACTGATAGAATCTATTTTGAAGCTTGTAACTTACCTCAAGATCAGATAACTTTTGAGGCTGACGACGAGGGAAAGCTTTTGCCTCTCAAATCACAAACTGTGAGAGTGAGAGTGCCTGATAATGTGTCGAACATAAAAGAAAAATACACAGAAGCAACTCTCAATGCAGGAAGCATAACAGCTTACAACTACAACAGCGGTCCTAGAGTAAAAGCATCTGATGTTCCAAGCAGTAAACTTTTAGAATATATCACGCCAACTGGAAATGCAATAAACAACAACGGTTTTGTTTATTCCAATAACACAGGCAACTTAACAGCATCAGTACTGCTTTCGACCTCACTCATCGCAGGAACTTACAGTGCGCCTACTCCTGGTGCGGGAGCTCCTTACATCGCATATGTCGGAATACAAGGCGGATCCTCGGGCAAAGATATTGCTACAGCCATTTCCGGAGCTATCGAAACATTTCGAATTGCCGGAGGTCCAAATGTAAGAACAGAAGTCAATAATAATTCTGTCTATCTCTTTCCCAATACCAGTGTTAATTTTAATCTATCAAAACTATATCCAATCAATGTTCTCTTTAGCGGAACCAACATAAATCCTATCACGGTCGACCAACCTTCCGTCGGAGGCGTTGTACTAAAAGACGAGATAGTCAATGCTGACTTCGCCTCTCAGATAAGAGGAATATTGACTTCTTCTTTTGACAACTTTCTAGATCTTCAGACACTTGCATCTGTGAATAGAGTCTTTGAAGATCAAGATTTTGTTTTGTCAAATGACGAATTGAATTTTGACATAGGGAGAATAAATCCAAACATTTTCAACACGCTGAAAGGTGTGGCTACACCTGTCGACTCAATCAAATCAATCTTCAACGATGAGAAAATGAGTCATCTTGAAAACTTCATGTACCTCCCACCAATCGTGAAAACTTCCGACACTGTCTTACCAGACAAGACGGACTTGCAGAGCTTGAGACCTTACTTTCTCGGAGACTATCCTTCTTGGGGTGATAATGAGAAAAAATTGACCTATTCGTCTTTAATGAGTGAAATGAGAGATTTTGAAAATGTCAAAGCTGACATAACTTTTGACAAAACTTCTATCTCCAACAACGTAATAGGACAGTTCTTTGAGGTAAACAACGAGTACGTCAATAAACTTGACGTAGTAGACTTTGGAATCATTCAAGACGATACCCAAGCAGATAATACGTCTTCAAAGAAAGTGTACTTCGTAGGAAAGACTTACTTGGACAATCGTGGCACAGTTTGCTTTGTCAACATGTTCACTCTTATTTTCTCTAAAGATGAGAGAAGTGAAAGTGAGGATATCACACTATGACTACTATCGTTGAGAAGAGAGAAGAGAGAGAGAGTCAGAATGAAATTCTCAGGGTAAATCCCGATACTTTTGCAGAGTTACTATCGGAAATCAAAGAGTCTGATAGGAAGCTTTATGAATTTGAAGTGACTTTTTCTCTAAACTTGACAGATTTGAAACTGCTTGAAAAATATGACAGAGTTGAAATAATCGTCAAGAAAGTAGATGACGTTGGATCAAATGTGTCTTCTAACTCGAGAAATTCGAACTACGAGGATCAGAAGAATTATTTTAGTGACGACAAGGAAAATATCATCGTCACTAATCTACCAAGTGACGTTAAGGACAGGCTTTTCTCTGCTTTCAATATGGCTTACTTTAAAGAAGACTCTGAAAACGTTCTTGCAAAACAAGATGTCTCTGTAAAGCCTTATATCCAAGACGCGTCTCTCAATCAATACAGCTATGTAGAACTGGCTGCACCCGAGTTCTTAAAATCTGCCGTTAAAGAAGAGAAGAAGAGAAAGAGCAAGCCCTTGCAAGAGAAAATTGATTCTTTTGCAAACAACATTGTCTATAGAGTCAATGAAGATGTGTTCGATCCTACTGCTCCTCTTGGAGATCCAAACGTCTTCAGGCTCAACTCAGAAACATTAGACAAAAATCTATTTGAATTCACAAATGAGACAACTGCTTTGGGAAAACCAAGACTTTACACAGACATGGTAAAGTACTTTTTGAGAAGTGTAGATCTCAGCCCGGATGATTCTAAAATAACTAAGTACGTAACACAGAGAGTGGTTAAGAACCTTTCTTACGTCGATGTCAAAGAGAAAATTTTCCTTCAGATAGACGCCGGCAAAGAAAATCTGACAATTACTTTCAATCTTTACAAGTCTGACTCAAGATCATCAGACGAGAGTCTAACAATACCTTTTCAAGTATCTAAGCACATTGAGGCTTATGACAGTGTAACTTCTCCTCCCGAAGTATCAGCACAGCTTTTGACTAGTTCAGACGGTCAATTAAGTCAAAATCAAGGAAGAAGATACTCTGTTTCAATATCTGATACGGACAAAAGAGGGAAAGTAAAGTCCTTCAATCTCTATCTAAAAAACGTCTTTCAGAACGGAGTGTGCTCCAATTATCAGAAGGCTAAAGACGGAAGTGTAAAAAACGACAACAATGTCAATTTTTTCCAAATTGATACAGTCACAGAACTTTCTCTTTTGAGAGTCGTACCAGTCGATGTCAGGAACAGAGAATTAAATGTCTTCACAAACGTGGTCTTAGGACCAGGTTACGAATCTTTTGGTAGTTTTTGTTTGATTGCTTCTCATTCGGGTAACAACTTGATGAAGATAGAAACAATCAATTTGCCCGAAGGTGCACTTGAAGTGAGACTTCTTAAGAGAGACTGTACAGACAACTTCGATAATCAATTCGAAGAAGTTCTAGTCCAAAACATAGCATCCAGAAATACTTCCAACATAACTTTCATGGATTCTCAAGTGAGTGTAGGCAAGACTTACGAATACTATGCTGTTTGCTCTGTTCAGTCTAAGAACACTTTACAGTTAAGAAAAGTCTATTCCAATTACGCAATGTTGAAAAACATCAGTACGTCACCGCTTAACGATGCTGTGACCGTCGAAGTAAAAAACAAGTCTACTGTTCTAAATGATTCTGGAGGCGTCGACGTCTCTTTCGAGATAAGCACATTCGTTCCAAAGAGCAAAGATGAGAAAATAACAGACTTCTTAAAGCAAGAAGTTGGTCAACTCTACGATCAATACTTAAACACCCTGTCGACAACTTACAACCAGTCTCCTCTTGGAGACAACAATTCCGTCTATTCGAATTTATTCATACACGAAGTAGTTAGAACAAATTTGGATACAGGAGAAAGACAAGTATTTGATCTTGTTCCTAATGGAATTTTTAGAGATGACCCTGGAACAAGAGCTTCTTCTAGAGTATCTCCTGTCGATCCGCAGAATTCCTACACGTATCATGTCTTTACGTACAGGAGGAATCCACTTACACTCTTTCCTAACTACATTGCCAAAGGAATAAAAGATGGGTATGAGTGGTTTTACTATCCCTACAAGTGGAAAAATCCTAAGTCTATTGAAGGAAAGCTATACGCAGACGATCCTGAGTCAGGAAAAGCTTTGATAGAAGAGCATGAGAGTCTAACAGTCGACGCCTTTGGACTAACAAGTTCTGTCACAATAGATGCTTTTTACAAAACTAGACAATTACAGCAAATCTCTGCCAATAGAATCGACAGAAACACAATTAAGCTTTCTTGGCAAACTAAAAATTCTTCTCTTGGATCTTCAAGCGAAGATTATGACTGCTTTGTAGTTATGAAAGTCGTAAATGGCGTAAAGAGCTTTGTGGGAAGAACACACAAGAATTACATCTATCATGAGCTATCAATCGAAGACGTTGGGTCTGTCTATTACATCATCGTTCCATTTTTGAGAGACTTAGACATAGCAGGAGCTTACTACTCCAACAGCATACTTGTTGAACCTGATGGAATAGCAGAGAAATCAAAAATACCAGAGACAACGGTGTCACAAAACAATTCCTTGAGAGGAATCCCTAATTCAAGCTTTTACAGTAAAATCTCAGAAGACTTAAGTCTTGAAATGATGCAAAAGAAGCTCATAAGTAGTCAGAGAATCAACGAATAACAAGGTAATCTATGTCAAAATCTTTTAGACAAGTAAGCGGAACATCCTTGAGTTCTCTGACACCACAGACTCAGCTGAATTCAAGTCCGGTAACACCTGCAATTCCTACGGTAACACAGCAACCTGTGGCAACAATTTCAGAAGCTTTGTCAGGCGTGCAAGGAATATCATCAGCAAATTTCAATCAAAATGCCCTAACACCAGTTGGAAATTCTTTCTCCAGAATACCCAATCCTTTTTACACACCTACAGCACCTGCATCTTTGGTTTCTTCGATAATAACGTCACCAAATTTGTCAGTCAATGTACCTGCAATTACAGCCGACTTGTACACGCAGCTGACTGGACAAGAACAGCAGTTTTCTAATTCGACAAACTTGGAATCAGGTCAGACAAACACAGCAAGTCAAAGACTATTTACAAATCTAACAGGTTTGTCTGACAACAAGCCTTCGCTAGTTTTTACATCAGAGTTTATTCCTCTGTATGAAGACAGCTCAAAAAAGAACACTACGGGAAATTCTCTAAGTCTCAAAGAAACTGCCAAGATTATTACAGCAAAAACGGCAATTAGTTTGCTTTCTCAAAGTTCTGGAATAAACGACGTCATAATACAGAACAAGCAGCAGATACTTCAGTTTGTCTCTACTGAGAATAATTTTACTGATAGACTCATGAGTGAGATTGGCAACGTTTACGATGCTATGAGTCTAAAGAGCTACATCACGCCTCCGAACTTCTTTCCGAATCAGCGCCTCAGGTTTGAAAAGATACTTCTTGACTCAGGCTACAGCCAAGAAAACATATCAAAATACACAGAAACAAAGCTCTGGAAGCAAGTTTTGATTGAAGTAAAGAAGTCAGTTTCTACTCATACTAACTTCCTTATAGACGAGTCGTACGCAAGGAGAGACGTAGAGAATGATGATAGCAGTATCTATCTTTCGGACATTGAGAGACCGCCGTCTTCACTCTTAAAACTTTGGTTGAATCCGCTGCATGTTGTCGTTCCAAGCAGTCTTGAGATAGTAGATACAAGAAAAATAGAGACGAACAGACTAGCAATAAGAAACTTAGAAAAAGGCCTCTACATAAATCTCCCGTTCGCAAACTCCCCAACCAGCGGTAGAGTCTCTACAGTGAATTCTCAGTCGGGAGGACTTGGACTTAGCAGATTTGCGCTTGAAGAGATTGAATTGATAAACTCTTCTGACGTTTTGGATCAATATGAGTCGACTGGAAGAGACATTAATGTCTCTGCAAACGCAGTCTTAAAGGAAGCAATTTATTCCTCTTATCTGTTAGATCAAAGCAACATTTCAAAGCTTTCTGAGTACGGTTACCAGCCTTCTGTCTCGGGAGATAACTTTGCCGTTTGGGATCATTTGATCGGTAGATTCTCTAAAACAATTTTTGAGTTCCCTACGAATCCTATTGGTCAAGGCAAAGCCTTGTCGTCTCTATCGAATGCAATTCAAGCTTCAGATAATCAGGTCTACAATGTTTTAACTTTTGAGAAAAACTTTGCTACTAACGCAACACCTGGTTCTTACTATTACGTTGACAGCACTGTTTCTTCAAAAGACGGAACGACCGTAGACACATCTAGACTTAATAGTCTGACTAGACTTCTTGAAGTTTCTCAAGAGACTCTAAAGACTGTTTATGAACTTTCAGGATATGAAAGTACATTCTTTGGAGACCATAGAGCTTTTAGACCAAAAAATGTTTCTGAAGAACTTGACTTTTTTTCAATAGTCTACAAGCTTTCTCAAGTAACAGATCTCTATAAAAAAGTTCTCGACGTGCAAAGTAATTTCACAGAGACTTTTTTAATCAATTACGATAAGATGACTCCTTCTGGTCCATATTCACAAGTTCAGTCAGATGACTACGTTAACGTTAGATTGGCATCTCTCATATGTAAGTGCACTGTTCAACCCATAGACAGCACCGTTGCAATATCGGCAAACTTAAAGTCTTATCTCTTCTTGTTCTTAATGAGCAAGATTGTGATCGAGAACACTCCAAGCAATGATCCATTGATTAGCACAATCAACACGCAGAGCACACTCAGCACCCTAAAAGAAAAAATAGTCAATAGCCTAACCAGGACCAATCAAATAATAACAGAAAATAGATGGAGGGAGACCATCAACAGGGGTCTTGGATATTCTTTGGATCAGACAACATTTGTGGATCCTGATTTGGAAAGCATTTCATTTACTGGATTTTCTGTCGGAGGAGCTCCGATTGATCAGACTCTCATTGATCTTCAAAGAGCAAGACAAGAAATAAAATCCATGTCGGATACAGGCAAGGCAAACTACAATGAGGCAGTAAAGAAGAGACTCTTTGGCGGAATAGACACACAGAAAGGTCTGTGGAAGGTCATCTATGACTTAATGACGTCCGTTTACAACAATTCGATTATCTTCTCTCAAGAAAAGACAGGTTATACCGGTCTAGACAAAACAGCCTTCATGTATGGATATTTTGACATGCTCATGAGAATAGTTGCGTCTCAGACTCCTGAGAATTTTTTAGGATCGTACACTTACACTAACACTGTTATTCTAAGAACAACTGTTGGGAGTGGTACTAGAAACGTAAGAACGGTAGAAAGCAATCTCGCTTATGTAGAAAGAGGTTTGCTTGTGCAAGAAGCAACTCCTGTCCAAGTTATCAATTACTTTAACAGGGAGCATTTTGATAGAAATGAAGATGCTTATCTCGTCTCCAAGAGACTCAAGCAGTCAGTTGCAAATCATCGGTCGGAGTCGACAAACATCAAAAATCAATTAGACATTTTTAGGTCTTATATGAAAGATTTGTCTGCAAGTCTGGTGAAATTCAAGACATTTGTGGAACAAAGTTTGACACAGCAGATACAGAAGCTCTCTGCAATCTACTCTCAAGACAACGCCCTAGATGCAAACAAAAAGAGAGACCTTCTCAACATCTCGCTCACACCAGATCAGGTCAAGCTTCAAAGATACATAATGTCTGAAATTTGTGACAGAATCACGGGTAGATCAGACTTTGACACTCCCACAGATCCTCAACAGATAGTGGATGTGACGAGGGCACTTGAAGACAGACTTAGAAAGATACCCTCCTTCTCGGACTTCCCAGAAAATTTTTCTAACTTTCTCCCTGTAAATGAGTTTGATCTGTTCTCATACTCATTACTCTCTTCTTTTTTCAAGTCTAATCAGTTCTTGAGGATAAAAGGAAACAATAAGAAGGTGATGTCTGTCGGAATCCCGCCACAGATGTTTAGATTCTTGTATTCTTCGAATGACCCTACACTGTCTTCTTCTCCCCTTAAAAGAATTGTAAAGATATACATTTGGAAGATAGACAGGCTTCACCCCGAGATAGTCTACAAGCCTGTAGTTAGACTCTTTGAACTTGACAGATATCCCACTAGAGTTCTCAACAATTGGGATCAAAATGTTCTTATGAATGATGATTTTAACTTGCTCTCCATGCCATCGAAGTACGTCACTTCTTACGGCGGAGTCGTCTTAAGCAACAACTATTTGCAAGCTTTTCCAATAGGCGTTTACGGTAACTCTTTGACTGAAGAAGAAAAACGTCAGATCTATGCTAATCATGCCGTAAGTTTTCTCTCAGAAGAGTATATCAGATGGTTCACAGACAGTAGATTCGATGAGACAAGATACGACAACTACACGCAGCTTGACAACAGAAGCATTTCATCGGAGCAGCTTGTCGCATCCATTCCTTACATTTCTGCTCAAGCCCAGGCTTCTCCTGCAGCTTCAGTCGCAGCCAGCATAATCGATCCTACAAGCGGACAAGCTTTAAACCTTCCTGTAACAAATTCTCCATCACCGGCAAGTGCCACGCTTAGAGACAGCGTAAGAGAAAGACTAAGCAGACTTGATCCCAATTCAATAATACAGATCGATCTCACAGAAACACTGAAGTCTTTCTTTTCAAGTGAAACTTTCTTGATCAGACCGTTAAACTTCTACAGAAAAATTTCATATCCAAAGAAGTTCGACAGAGTCTTCAATATGATAATAGACCCAGATGACTTTTACGTAGACGAAACAGTTACGAAGACATCGGACATTCAAGCGCTTAAGAACATAGGAGTACTTTCTGGAGGTCCTGCTGGTGGCGTCAATACCAACCTGCCCTATAAACACAGAGATACACTTCCGCAAGACATATCGTTCGACGAATACTTTGTGACAGTAGCTCCTTATGACTACAACCTCTGAAGGAAAGAAAAATGCCCATAATAAACCCAGCATTATCTAGTCTAGCAACAGGTGGATCGTCAGATGGAAACAATGCTTCGTCTTCCTCGACAGTTTTTGCTCCTACCGCTTCTCCTCCGAGGTTTTCTGCGAGCAAGATGTCGTCTGTGTCAAACTCTCTCGATGAAGTCAATGTACCTGAAGTCTCTGAACAAAAAGCATCTTTTGTCTACAACTTTTACACAAGAGACGAAAGAGTAACTTTGCCGACAACAAAGTCGTCTAGAGGAACGAGTCTTCCGATGGACAAGATACCAAGATACGTTTCTCTATCTTGGAAATCTCCAAAAATTTCTGACTATCAAGTCACTTTACAGAATTACATCAGTCAAGTCCCGACATCAATAAGTGCCTCCGCCAATAAGATAGTGTCGGAAGACAACTATTTTAATCCTGGTTACTTGACACACACGTTCTCAAATGTCGATCAGATCGAACAAGGGTCCACAGACCTTGAGAACTTTAACAGGATGTGCAGATATGAGTCTGAAGGATTGTTTAACATGGCAAAGTTTCAGATCAGACAGATCTCTCTTCAAGGAACTAATAATTCTTCGACTTACGGTGATTTCTTAAATGAGCTGTATAGTCAATACACCAACTTGATAAACTTTCCTAAATCTTCACTTGGGCTGAGAGTAATTGATGATAGGAACAGAGAGGTAGTTGACAAAGATGATCTTATAAGCACTGTGGCTAATTCTCTTAAATTGAACATGAAGATCAACAAGGCTGTAATACCTGACATTTTCAACAGCTCAAGAGAAAAAGGAGTACCAAGTAACCTAAGCGCACTCAAGACATTCTATTCAGAGAGTGTCCAAGGAAACTTCACAAACAACAGAAACAGTGTCCTGTACCCTGTCTCTTCTGGTGCACCAATAAAGTCATACCAGAGTCAACCTGTCAAGCTGATAGGTTACATAGTTGACAGATATAGGGTCACTACATCTGGTTTTAGAAAAGAAGAAACATTCTACATAGAAGACATATCAAAAACTAATCTCGATGACCCAGGTGTACTTTACGGCTACGCATACGTTTACACAGTTAGAGTCGTCGCAAGCATACAAATGCTCGCTTACAATAGTGACAAGACCAAAGTAAATTCCTCTATCATATACGTTAGTTCTCGTCCCGTCTCAGTACCAGTGGAGTGCTTCGAATACGCGCCTCCGCCGCCACCGACGAATCTAAGATTTACTTACGACTATAAGAAAAAGAACGTAGTCGTTATGTGGGACTTGCCCATCAACAGTCAGGCTGACATAAAACAGATACAGGTTATGAGAAGAAAGACTATAAAAGAGCCTTTTGAGTTAATAGCACAGTACCACTTTGACAGAACTGAGGTAGGATCAAACGGCCTAGAGTCTTACAAGACTTACGAGAGAGTCGACGGAAATAATTTAAAGAACTTGCGGCTGGAAGACAGGTATCTCGTCATACAACAACCAGAAGGCGTGGACCCAGAAACTCCTGCAACACATCACGTCGACAAAGATTTCGTTGTAGACACAGAGTTTTATGAGTCTTCGAAGTACATCTATTCTGTTTGTTCGATAGACGCACATGGAATGATTTCTAACTACTCATCACAACATGAAGTGACTTTTGATCCGTACAAGAATAAGTTGGTGACTAAACTGATCTGCGAGTCAGGAAGCCCTCGTCAGTATCCTAACTTTTATTTGAAAGCCGATGCTTTTAAGGACGTGATTAGAGTTCAAGGAAATAATGCAAGAAAAATGACTGTGTATTTCTCTCCTGAGTTGCTTCGAATAAAAGACGACAGAAATGCAGAGTCTCTCGTTGTTTCTACAAAGAATAGCACAAACAGAGACCCTTATTACCTTCTACAGATGATAAACTTAGACAACCAAAAATTGCAACTTCTCAAGATAAACATTACAGACAATGATGACAATTTAAGTCTCATGAATAGGTCTGGTGTGACCGGGATGTCGATGATCAACAGCACAATTGCAAATACGTCAAGATTCTTTAGGTAAGTTTTTGGTGATCATTTAAACGCTTCGCGTTTGCTGTATGATTCTGTGGAATGGAAAACAGTCAAAAACAGAACGTAGTCATAATTACAACGTTAGAGAATCGATAGAGGAACTATGGGATATCTTGACCACTCGACCAACAACATAATTTTAGACGCAGTTTTGACTGACTATGGTCGACAGAAGTTAGCTTCTGCTAACAGTGCTTTTAACGTCACAAGCTATTCGCTTGCTGATGATGAAGTCGATTATGGTCTCGTGAAGAGATATGGTAGGACAGTTGGCAAAGAAAAGATAGAGAAGAACACACCCATCTTTGAAGCCCTAACAAATCCAGAAATTGCACTAAAGTACCGACTCATTGGGAGGGAAAACTCAGGAGCAATTTCGTCTGTCTATCTTCCGCAACTTAAGCTTTCTACGGGAACTAGCATAGATTTCACTGATAATTCTGCAAAAAGATTTAGTGTAGACTTGCTTTGGAAGGGGCAGGCTTCTTCATCGTCAATTCCTGTGGAATTCATACAGAAGTCGTACGAGATAAAGATATCGAGTAGATTCTTTAACATCACCGGCGCCTCGAATGGAAGTATTGATTCGCCATCAACTGCAGTCAACAGAGTCAATGCAGGCGACCCCAACAGGATGGCCGTCTATACGCTTTCAGGAACAGGGACTTCTACTTCCATTGAACTCACTGTGGTTCCTCTAAACATAGACGCAACGACTCTTTCGATCTATGGCAAGCTGCAAGGAACGAAGCGAAAGATAACAAGCTACGTAAAGATAACCGGCCTGACGCACGGTTGTTCAGTCGACATCCCCATCACATACACAGCATAACTTAACGGAAAAGAACTAAGATGGCCATATCAAAAGACGTAAGACCGGACGACAAGGTAGTTACTAGGTCTTTCCTCAATCAGTTAATTGATGTTCTCTCAGAAGACATAAGCTCTTCTATATCGAGAAGAAAATATCAGGTCTTCGTGACAGGCGGCGTGGGCCCAGGCGTGACGTCATCACTCTTTCAGACGGTGTATGACCAAGACTTCACACTTCAGACTGCAAACCCCGTATTTGACATAACTTTTGGACTCGCTGCACCCGATTCTATCAACAGCAGCGGTAATCAAAACACAGCAGGATCAGCTGCCAAGATAAAAATAGCTCAAGCAGCTAACGGCGGAAATTTCATATATCCTAGCAGTTCAATGATGATGAGAGAGAAGACTGACGTGTATGGTCAATTTGCTCAGTCGCTTCTTGGAAACAGAAAGTCAATGTTCACAAGAGTGAACAATACAAGCAATCCTTCTTCCACGACAGTCGACATCGATGCGGCTCTCTTCATAGCCTTCAAGAGACTCTTTTCTAGAGACGAGATAAAGCGCGAGACTTTCGCTCTAAGATTTTTCACTTCAGCGTCTTTCGTTTCTACTAATACCAATGCTACATTCGGTAATCCAAACATAGACTGTCCGCCTGCAGATGAATCTTATGGCGTAACCAACCTTTATGTCAACTCAATATCGGGATCTTCCATATTCACTGACGTAGGATCTTCAGGCCAGAGGCTGACAGAAGTTGGAGGACAGTTTGGTTATCTCGTCAATGCTTCAAATCCAACTAGAACTGTTGGATCGATCTTTTACAATCACGGAATAGTTGTACTAGACGCAGCCGAGATAACTTCTGGATCTCAGTTCATGTCTGGGACCATATCTGCCATGCATCCACTCGGGACAACGATACTGGGAGGCGCCATGACTGAAACGTCTGGCACAGCAAAATTAATACCAGACCTAGTCTGCTCAGGAAGCATGGACGATATCTTGGATCACTTCTGCTATGCGAGGTTTGGAACAGGCGCATTGACTGCAATGACCTTCCAGAACGTAACAAACATTAACTCTTCACTCATATTCGTGAGAGCTCTACCTGGAGATTTCAATTACTCCTCAAACCCCACTTATGTTCAAGCTACAGGAGACACAGGAAGACTCACGATATACGACGACACTTTACCAGATGAAACTCAAGAGCCGTTTACATACATCACGACAATTGGTCTTTACGACTCAAGCGGTGGTCTCTTGGCAGTTGCAAAACTCAGCAGACCTGTTGAGAAGAACCCGGGAAGAGACTTGACTTTTAGAGTTAGACTTGACTTCTGATGGTCCTTTATATGGAGTTTCATGTCAGTCATTCGAGTTACTAAAAATGATATTGAGTCATTCACAGTTGTAACAACACCGAGCAGAAGCTATATTTCTAGTTCTGTCTTGGGAGTCACTGGCTCCATAAAAGTCTTTCCTCGTCTTTCTCCTACCGAGAAAGATCAAGAAAAATCTTTCTTGTTCAACGACACAAATTCCTTGGCAACTGTCGAGACCAATTTCGACAGTCAGTGGAACTTGATAAACGAGAGCTCAAGGACAAAAAGGCAGTATTCAGAGAGCATTGTTGGTCCTCTTGAAAAGTATTTGAGCATAGTTTCGGCAACACCAACCAGAAAAACTCAGACTCTTGACATAGAGAGATTTACTCCTACCACGAAAGTAACCAAGTATACTCTGATAAAGAATAACATCAAGCAAAATTTGATGCGTTATTACAGTGTTGAGTATCCTTCAGCTAATTGGTCGTACACTAATTACAATTCTTTGAATTTTTTCACTGCTTTCAATGGATCAACTCAACTTGTTCCTACGTCTTCAGTTTTGCTCTATCCGAACTCATACGACAGTGAGCTACCTGTTCATGAAGGTCATGTGTCTGGTTCTTATTGTTTGTCAGGCGCATTTAGCTTTGACTTCTACATAAATCCAAGGTACAAAGAAGACGGAATAGATGCGGGGCACTTTAAAGCAGGAACAGTGTTTCACCTCTCTTCTAGCTATGCGGTCTCTCTTGTCACAGGATCTAAGAAAGATGCCAACGGTTATCCCGAAGGCTTTAGGTTACAATTGCAACTCAGCCACAGTGCTGATTATCCACCATCAAAAGTTTTACCGAGCAGCTATCCTCACGACTTAGTTTTTCTCTCAGAGGATAACTCTCTCTTCTTCAACAAGTGGCATCACGTAGTGATTAGGTGGGGAACTAATCTGGTCAATGAGGGAACAGGATCTTTTGTCATCGACAGTGTGGAAAAAGGAACTTTTGTAGTGCCCTCAGGTACTGTAATGCCAAAAATATTTGCTTCGGCAACGTCACTTAATCCCGACGTTCTTTGCATTGGCAACTTCTATGAAGGGAAAAACACAGGCACATCAGCACAGTCACTTTTCTTTGGAGTGAGACCCGCTCGTAGAGATGGACTCGATCAACTAACCAGTGATAATGCTCTCGACGCTCCCGTTTCATCTTCTTTTAGACACCCTCTCAAGGCTGAAGTCCACGATCTTGTCATAAGACGAAGCTACATGTCTGATGAGGAAATAGCACTCACGGGCTCCATAGGCGTAGGAACTGACGCCTTGAACAAGAAGAATATTGCATTCTGCGTACCTCCTTTCTTTGTTGAAAAAACTCCAATAAGAAGACTGGTAGGAGATTATGGCGGAATATTGCAGACACCTTTCTTTGAAATAGATGGAAGCACTGATGATCCCTTTAACGTAGCCATGGCATTTGGAGTGAATGGCCACTACATCAACTTAGAGAATTTCACAAAAGACTTTGCAACAGGCAGATTCCCCAGACTTCTCCACTTGTCTGCTTCTGCAATAGACTACACTACACAGGCAGAAGAAGCAAACGTATTTCTATACAATGACGGGCGTGTCGCAAAGAGAAACTTAACCATACTTCCATGCGATGATGGCAATTTCACTCCTAATTACTCGTTAATAGAGAACGAAAGCTTCTACAATAGATTCTCTGATTCATACGGAAATTACGACTACAGTTTGATCAACTTGGACAACTTGATCACGGCTTCTTCTCTTATTTCTGGTGGAATTGGAACTAATGGGCCGAGTGATTATGTCACTCAGCTTTACGGCCCCAATGATGAACAGCCCGGTCTTGAACCAGGATCAGCATATAAAAGTTACATAGCAGCAGTTACTGCTTCAATATCTTCTATATCGTCAGACGATGAATTTAACAGAGGAATTCAGCGCGGAGCTCCTGCCACGATTTATCAGAGAACTCTCGATCCTTCTTCCAACCAAGTGACTTTCTTCAATATAAGCAATCTCTACTACGGCAGGAGAATACTTCCGGGTTCTTTTGTTCTAAAAGATTCTTCCATGTCAGGATCACATGGTAAAGTGAAGATAACTCTGAGAGACGACTACGCAGGTAACCTTTATAGAGCCGATTCTGATTCTCCTCACGCAACTCAAAATTCTGTCGGTAATATTTTCTACGATGAGGGCGTAGTGGTCATAAAGAGCCCACACCTCTACTTCTTTGGAAAGAATCAATACGAATTGTCTTTTAAGGGAGTTCAAAACATATACACGCAAAAGTACGAGATAATAGCTGGAGCTGGCCTTCTAAATTCTTCATCCAACGTGTCATACATTGAGAACGAGAGCAGTCTTAAAGCTTCTAACAATCCTAAAGATACTGACAAGTTCGTTTACATCTCCGGCCTCAACTTCCACGACGAGAACATGAACGTGGTGGCGAAGGCCCGGTTGGCGCAACCCATCATCAAGAGGGAAGGCGACAAGATCCTCTTCAAGGTCACCTTCGATTACTGATGCCGGTCGCCAAGAAGAAGCGAAAGAAGAAGAGGAGGGGCCATTACATCCGTGGCACCTACACCTCTCCGATCGCCGGTGAGTGCAAGTTCCGTTCTGGGTGGGAGTATAAATTGATGATCCACCTCGATGCGAGTCCCGATGTGGAGTTTTGGTCCTACGAGAAGACAGTGATCGAATACGTGTCCAACGTGAGGACAAAGAAGATTCGTAAGTATTATCCAGACTTCCTCGTGAGGTACAGAGATGGGCGTACCGAACTCATCGAGGTGAAGCCTAAGAGAAAACTCGAGCAGGCTGTGATCAAGAAGAAGATGGCCGCCGCCCTGCTGTGGTGCGCTGAACACGGTATGACTTACAGAATAGTCACAGAAATACAATTGAAGGAATTAGGTCTGTTATAAGAAAGTTTTACTGGATCATCTCTGGGTTAACAATCCATCCATGGCATATCATGGTTACATACCTGGAATGAAAGGGTACCTAAGCGAGATAACACATCCTAGAGTGTTGGAGATAGGACTAGACAGAGGAGTTACTACCATTCCGGTAATAGCTTTCATGACACGCTTTCATAAGACTTTTGATTTCTTAGGAATAGACGTGCTTCTTCAAGAATCATTAATCATCACTCTCAATAATTTGGATCTGAAGCAAGGACATAATGTCAGCTTAAAACAAAAGAACAGTCTGGAAGAGATTCCGGAAATTGTTAAAAGAGGAGAAAAATTTGATCTCGTTTTGATCGATGGTGACCACAACTATTACACTGTCGCAGAAGAACTGCGTCATCTCAACGACATTACTCATGACAAGAGTCTGGTTATCATAGACGACTATGAGGGAAGGTGGTCAGAAAAAGATCTTTGGTATTCCGACAGAGAAGAATACAAGAAAGTTGAGATCGCAACAAAGTCTATCACTACTGACAAGCACGGAGTAAAACCAGCAGTCGACGAATTCTTGGATTCTAATCCGCAGTGGTTTAAGTCGGCACCGATACATGGTGAACCTGTCGTCTTGTCGAAGAGAAAATTGTAATGTCAAATCTCGTTCTAGGCCTCGATGTGTCCACTTCCATCACAGGAGTGTGTGTGGTGGATCCTGATTTGGAACCTGTTAACGGTGCCAACGTCGCTTACCTCGATCGAATCGAGTTCAAGAAGTGTGTGACTCTATGGGACAAGGCCGATCGCGTCAAGTCCGAATTGCTCCTCCTCAAGACGAGGTTTCCATCTGTGACTGCCTTCGCCCTCGAGGAGCCACTTCTTGGATTCTCTAAGGGCATGAGTTCTGCGGCAACCATCACCACGTTGATGCGATTCAACGGCATCGTCTCGTACATCGGACGAGAAGTGTTCGGCCTCGAACCCACATACATCTCGGCGGCATCGGCTCGAAAGCTGTGTGGAGTGAAGCTGCAGAAGACCTCGGTGGCCGGCATGCCACACAAGGAGCAAGTCTTCAAACACATGTGCGAACACGATCTTTCACACGTTCAGTGGCCTCTCACTCCGAAGTCGGGTGCAATCGTGGGATGGTCGAGGGATGCAACGGATGCCTACGTGATCGCCCGGGCTGCAGGCCTCATGAACAAGTGAACAGGGGTATGATACTGTTTTACTGTGGCCGTCTTCAGCATCAGTGATAAACTTCTGTTCATCGAGTCCGTGTTCGGCAAGGGTCACCTCGCCGGCAACGGACGGAACTTCGATGTTCGGTGTCCCATCTGTGCACCCTCCGATGTCACGAAGAAGAAGCTTGCCATCAAGACGGATGATGACCGGTGTCACTGTTGGGTGTGTGGATTCAAGGCGAGGAACCTCGTTCCCCTCATCCGAAAGTACGGTACGCCTGGGCAACTGGCGAAGTACAAGGAGGTCCTCGGGATCGCCGATGGTGGCACAGGCGAACTGGTCACTGGCGAGAAGGTGGAGGAACAACGCCTCGAACTTCCCGGGGACTTCTGCCTCCTGCCCCTGGCAAATCAGAACGATCCTGACGTGAAGGCGATGTGGAGGTACCTCTTCGGCCGCGGCTTGACAGAACGTGATGCGTGGTACTTCAAGTTTGGCATCTCCAACGAACCTCGGTGGAAGCGGCGGGTGATCATGCCTTCCTTCAACTTCAAAGGTGAACTTAACTACTTCACGGCCCGTGCGATCGATAAGGACAGAAAGCCCAAGTACGACAACCCAGAGGTGGACAAGAACCCCATCATCTTCAATGAGATCAACATCGACTGGACGAAGCGGTTGGCACTGGTGGAGGGTCCATTCGATCTCGTCAAGTGTCCGGACAACACCACAGCACTCCTCGGATCCGACTTGGACGAGAGACACGAACTCTTCAATAGAATCCTCCTCAACAACACGCCAGTGGCCCTCGCCCTCGACGGAGACATGTGGGACAGGAAGACTCCGAAGATCGCGAAGAAACTCCAGGAGTATGATGTTGACGTGCAGATAGTAGATGTCCGTCCGTGGGGCGACCCTGGTTCTATGTCCCGCGCGGAGTTTGAAATCGCCTTGAAAGAAGCACGCTACCTCGACTGGAATGACAACTTCCTCATCAAGCTCAATCGCGTCATTAGCACGTCATCTCTGGGAATGTAGCGAATACTTAGAGACATGCGTTCAAATATCCGGCCTGTCATTTCAGAGGCCAAGCTCAGGAAGATCATCCGTGAGGAGCTCACGAGGCAGTACATCGTGCAAGAGAGTCTCACTGATGACGCCAAACAGGGCATCATCAAGTTGACCAAGGCTGTGAAAGACAAGATCAAGGGAAAGGCCAAGGAGCTTGCAGCAAAGATCTCAGAGGCAATGGCAACTTTCAAAAAGATGCCCAATGAACTTAAGTCTCTAGTCGATGCAATCAAGAAAGGCATGAAAGAGTCAGGTGAGTCGATAAAACTTGATGACACATTGAAGGATGCTAAACAGTTCGGAAGCACCGATTTTAAGAAAGTCGCCGAAGAAGATTTTGAGAATCTCAAGAGCAACGCAGCGAATCTCTCGAATGCCAAGACAGAAAGTTTACTTAAACTGAACTCTTTGCTTCTCGTCGAAGGACTCGATTCTGAGAAGTCGCTATTGAACGAGAGCATCATTGGTATAGTTGGCATGGGTTTGGCAGGAATGGGCTTTCTCCCGATGCTTTTCAAAGCCTTGTCCAAGGTGGCCACGTGGTTGAAGCTACCAAAAATTGCATCAGCAATGGAAAAAGCCGAACACTTCTTTCATAAGATCGAGGAAGACGTCATCGACTTTATCGTACCCGATAAGTTCTCATATAAGGTCTATCTGGCCCTTCAAGACACCCCCTTCAGCTCAGGTCTCAAGTTGAGTGCCGGAGACGACATCGTCTCCTTTGAGGATTACACCTCTGATAAGGCTATGGCGTACGAGAAACCGGGGAAAGAAAATGAGCATCCGAGAAGCGTCAGGTCAAAAGTCGATGGACTCATCTACAAGGGTTTACTCATCTTCTTCTTGTATGAAGGTATACAGGGAGTCCTGCATTCAGGAGCTTCCATGCTTGGAATCCTGGAGGGAAGTGCCTCGGCTGTCAAGGGAGTTGAACTTGCAGCTGCAGCCGAAGAGATCGCCGTCGCAGCTCGAGCAGCAGCTAGAGCAGCTGTGTAACTTATACACACTCAGTGTTTTAAGCTACAATTTAGTGATATGCTTAGAATCGCCCACACGGCGGACATCCACATTCGTGCACTGTCCCGCCACGACGAGTACAGACAGGTCTTCAAGGCGTTCATCGAGGACTGTAGGTCCCAGGCGGTGGACCACATCTTCATTGGTGGCGACATCTTCCATACAAAGGTGACCGGAATCTCACCGGAGTACATCGAACTCCTCACCTGGTGGTTGACCGAGATGGCGAAGGTGGCACCCGTCCACATGGTCCTCGGTAATCATGATGGAAACCTTGTAAATTTGTCTCGACAGGATGCTGTCACACCCATTGTGGAAGCGATGGCCAACCCACGTGTCTTCCTCTATAAAAAGTCAGGTGTCTATAACTTCACACCAGGATACAACTGGTGTGTATTCTCGTGCTTCGATGAAGAAGGCTGGAAGAACGTCTCTCCTGTTCCTGGCGACGTCAACATCGCGACCTTCCACGGCCCTGTCAGAGGATCTGTGACTGAGACAGGATGGGACATCGATGAAGAGAACATCACGGCAGATTACTTCAAAGATTACGACTTCTGCATGCTTGGAGATATTCACAAGCAGCAGTTCCTCGGCTACAGGGACGGTAAGCCTTGGATAGGCTATCCTGGGACACCGATTCAACAGAATTATGCCGAAGAATTGAACCACGGTTACTATCTCTGGGAGATAAAGAATTCTTCTGATTGGTCTGTCGTCAACCGTCCACTT